TCATGCGCGCACCCCGCCGGTCTGCTTGAGGAAGTTGGCCAGCATCTCGTGGCCCTGTTCGGAGAGGATCGACTCAGGGTGGAACTGCACGCCCTCGACGTTCAGCGTCTTGTGGCGCAGGCCCATGATCTCGTCGACCGAGCCGTCATCCAGCGCCGTCCAGGCGGTGATCTCCAGGCAATCGGGCAGCGTCTCGCGCTTGACCACCAGGGAGTGATAGCGGGTCTGGGTCAGCGGATTGTTCAGGCCGGCGAATACACCCTGGTCCTTGTGGAACACAGGACTGACCTTGCCGTGCATGACTTGGCGCGCCCGCACCACGTCACCACCGAAGGCCTGGCCGATGGACTGGTGGCCCAGGCACACGCCCAGCAGTGGCAGCTTGCCGGCGAAGCGTTCGATCACTTCCAGGGAAACACCCGCTTCGTTCGGGGTGCACGGACCGGGGGACAGGACGATGCGCTCGGGATTGAGCGCGGCGATCTGGTCGACGCTCAACTCATCGTTGCGAATGACGTGGATGTCGGCCTTCAACTCGGCGAAGTACTGCACCAGGTTGTAGGTGAAGGAATCGTAGTTATCGATCATCAGCAGCATGTCTGCTCGAACCTCATGATTGCACTGCTTTCGGATCGCGCCATCGTCGACACCCGTTGCGGCCTCGTAGGCTGCGCGAATCTGGCAATTATGCCAGCGGATGGGAGAAATGGACGCGTAAGAAGAGACCGGCGCTATGCCGGGAAAGAAGGAATCAGGCGCGCCAGCGCCAACGGGCGAATGCCTTGAGGAGGGAGGTGATGATGCGGGTGCGGTGGATCACGGTTGCGGTCTCGCCTAGCGATGGCCGAACAGTAGCCCAAGGCCGGGCGCCAGCGCAATACGCGCGGCGCCCCTGCCGACGAAGGTAGGACGTTTCACTGGCACGCCTGGAGGGCAGCACGCAGGCGGGTTTCGTAGGCCAGGTGTTGCTGACGCTCGGCCAGCAGCGCACGAACCTTGGTTTGCAGGTCGTCCGCCGGGCGCAGGGCGGTGGTGGCGAATTGGGGAGCTTCGATGGCCGGTGTCTGGCACGGCACCGGGATGGGAATACGGATTTCCACGGGCTTGGGTGAAGTCGCGGCGCAACCGGCGATCAACAGCGGGAAGATCAGCATGAGCACTTTCATGGCAGCAGTTCCCGGTCGATCAGTTGACGAACCACCGCGCACTCTTCGCCCTCGCTGCGCTCCAGCAACAGTCGGTTTGCGGCATCTTCATGGCTTTGCGCCAGGTCACGGGCCTGGGCCAGGGCTCGCTCGGCGGCCTCCGCACGCTGGCGGGAGCTTTCAGCCAACACGTCGAGCTGCTCGTTCTGCAGCACCAGCCGGGATTCCAGCGCCTTGCCGGCTTCGCTGCAACGCGCCTGCTCGAGCTGCAGGCCCTGCAACTGCCCGCCATAGAAGCGCGACGCCAGCCAACCGCCGAACAGGCCACCCAGCAGGAAGCCGGCCATCCCCAGCGCCAGCCAGAAACGGCTCATCCCAGCACCTCCTGCGCACGCCGCCAGAGCAGCAAGCGCTCCTCCAGGCCATTGAGCCCGCCATTGATGCGCCGGGTAATGTCCTCGAAGCGCCCGGCGTCCGCCAGCTCGCCAAGTCCGTTGCGCTGCCACCACCAGGCGGCGGATCGACACGCCCAGCGTGGCTCCGCCAGCAGTTGCGGGCGGGCGACAAAGGGCTGTGCGAGCCCTTCGCCAACCGAGCGGTAGTTGCTCCGTCCCGTCACCTGCAGCAGGCCGCGTCCACGAAAACGCCAGCCGTCGCCAGAGGCTTCGTCACCGTTTCCGTTGCGCCCGGCGTAGACGAGGTTGGCAATGCGCTCCGGCTGGTACGCCACCTCTCGCGCCAGCGCCGTGGGCGAGCCGTCGGCGCTGCGGAAGCGCCGGGGCCAGATGGCGGCCAGACGCTGGGCGCTGTAAGTCAGGCTTTCCACGCAGCGGGTCAGATGGGCACTTTCATGGCCGACCTGGGCGATGAAGGCAGCAACACGCGGCGGCGTGTCGATTCCGAAATCCCCCATGGCGGCGTCGAGTGCCGGAAGAAAAACGCCCGCGACAGGGCGGGCGTTGGGCAGGATCAGCAGCAGCTGGCGTTCGTCGATTTGCATATCAGCCGCCCTCCCCAGCCTTGCCCTTCCCCTGAGCCCCGCCGTTGCACTGCACCGTGGTAGTCCAGCCACCCGTGGAATAATGCTGGGTGACCGAGTCGATCAGGTAGCGGCCGTCGAGCCCAGCCTTGAAGCCCTGCAGATCAATGGTCAGTTCGGCGAACAGATCGGCGCGGCCGGGCACGTCCAGCTGCACTTCAGCGCTGTTGCGATTGAACTCGGCCAACCGTGCCGCAGCGACGCGCCGGGCGGCTGCCTCGTCCGGCTGCGGGTGGCGGTCGCAATGCTCCGCGGCGATTTGTGAAGGTGCGTCCGGGTTGGTCACACGAACCTGCTTCTGCACGCCGTCGGCGCCGCGATAGGGCACCTTCACCGCTGCCACGACCTTGCGGTCATCCAGGGTAAAGCGGAACGAACCCACGTCCCCGCGTCCCAGCACCGGTATCTCCAGCGCCTGCCCACTGGCGCTGCGGCCAGACTGGCGCGGCTGCACCAGCAGGCAGTTGTTGGCCAGCTTAGCGGTGCAGTCGTACTGCCGGGCCAGCCGGGTGATGAAGTTGAAGTCCGACTCTCGAATCTGGTCGATGCGCGCGATCACTGTCTCGACATTACACGCCGCGCGCCAGCCATTGCGCGCCGCTATATCCGCCACCACGTTCGCCAGGCTCATGCCTTCCCAACTGCCACTGCGGGCGGCCTTGCCCTGGCCGCGCATATCCCCGCTCTTGCCCTTGATCACCAGGTTGTCCGGCATGCCGCTGTAGGTCAGCGTATCCACCACATAGCGGCCCATGCGCGTAAGCGGGGCGCCGTCGTAGCCGAGGAAGACCTCCAGCGCCGCGCCGCGCCGGGGCAGCGTGACGGCGCCATCGCGGTCATCGATGGTGATCTGGAAGGTGTCGGACTCCAGGCCAGGCTTGTCGGTCAGTTGCAGCTCGATCAACCGGTCGCTGATCAGCGCAGTAATGTCCGCGCCGTCGGCGCTGATGCGGAAGGCAGGTTTCATAAGCCACCCTGAATGAAATGGCCCCGCCTGAGCGGGGCCCGGTTACTGAAGCGAATGCCGGTGGTCACTCCCACAAGCGCACGCTCTGGTCTGCCGGCACGAGCAGTTCCGGCAGGCGGATGATCACGCCGCCCCGTAACGGTTGAGCTTCGTCGGCCAGTCCGGGATTGGCATCCAGCACGGCTTCCACGCAGCCATTGAGATGCCCGTAGCGCTGGTAGCAGAGGCGGTCCAGCAGGTCGCCGTCAACGCTTCTGACTATCGTCGTCGCCATAGCGGGTGAACTCCAGGTCGAGGGTTTGCTGACGCGGCACGCCATTGGCGAACAACGCCTCCTGCGTCTCGGTGATCTTGGTCAGGCACCAGTTGCCCAGGTCATCGCCGCGGCCGGTACCGAGATGGACCGGCTCGCTCAGCGCGGCGATGTCGCGCAGCATCCGCGGCTGGTTCCAGCCGACGCGCTGCGAGGTGTCGCCGGCACGGATGAACAGCGGCATGACCACGCCATTGAGCGTGAGCGTTTCCGGGCCCAGGCCGACGCTCTGCTGCGCGCTGCGCCGGCCAAGCCGTGCCTGGTCCTTCCAGGCATAGCTGCTGGTGCGGGTCAGCCGCTGGAAGCCGGTGGTGTCGACGTTGAAGTAGTAAGTCTGCTCGGTCGACTTCAACGGGGTCATGATCAACAGGTGCTGCGGCACCTTGCACATCTGCGCGGAAGGGTCGAGCCTGGGTGCCAGCACCGAGCTTGGCAGGATGTCCTTCAGGCGCGGATCGATCTTGCCCAGCACCTTGTTCACCGCCTGGCCGGCATTGCTGATCTCTTCTCCCAGCTTCTCCACGTGCTCGTTGACCTCGGCCGCCACTTGCCTGGCCTTGTCGAGGTTCTTCTGCAGCTTTTCCTGCTCGGCCTGGGCTTTCTTCACCCCGTCCTGCAACTTGCCCTGGGCACGAACGATGCCATCGGTGACGCGCTTGAGCTTGGCTGCCGCCTCGGGCGTGACGCCGGGCAGGCCTTCGAGCGCTGCGACGCCGCTGCGAATGTGCAGCATCGCCTTGTCCACCGGTGCGGCGACCTGCTCCAGGTCGCGCCGGGCGGCCGTGGCAGCGCCCGCAATCATCCCGAGGCCGGTATTGAACTGTTCCAGATAGGTCATGGGGCCTCCCTACATGACGACGGTGTCGAACAGCGCATTGCGCTGCCTTTCCTGCTGGGCCTCAGCGATCAGCCGGCGCATTGCCGGGACCAGCTCATCCAGCAGTTGCTGCGGATTGACGATGTTGCCCGCCACGTTGATGCTCACCTGCGGCGAAAAGGTCCAGCTGGCTGGAGCGTTGGCGGCCATAGCTGCGGCGACCGGAGCTGCCGGGGCCGGCGCGGCAGACTGCGCTTTCGCTGCTTCGTCCGACGGACCGAACAGCGCGCCGACCCTGCCACCTATCCATTCGCCGACGGTCGCGCCGATGGCGCCGCCCACCAGCGTCCCCACGACGGGAATCGGAATCAGCGTGCCTAGCGCAGCACCTGCTGCCGCACCAATGGCCGAGCCTCCGGCCTTGCCGTAGCCGACGGCCTTTTGCGCAGGCGACTGGTCACTGGCATAGACCGCGGCAACATCGGCGATCGCCAACGCGGCATTGACCGGCCCGAAACGTCGCAAGCCCGCTCCAGCTTTCCGTACCAATCCGCCCGCCGCCCTTCCGATGCCGGAAGCACCCACGCGGCGTGCCAGGCCTGCGCCACGACGCAGGATGCCACCAGCGGCGCGGCCGACACGCGAAGAGCGCACGGTTTGTGCCGCCCGGCCGAGCCATCCGGAGGCGGCTCCCGCGGCGCGTCCCAGGGTCGACCGTGCGCGCTGGAAGATACCGCCACGCGCCGCCCTGCCCGAGCCGCCGGTTTTCGATTTTCCGCCGCCCTTGCCTTTGCCCTTGCCTTTCGGCCTGCCCTCGAGGAGACCGTCGCACACGCAGGCCGGCCAGTTGGTGACGAAGACATCCTGGACCTCGCGCTTGCCCCAGTTCCAGGGCATTGCATCATTGGCGTCCTCGACGAATTTCTTTGCATCGATCAGGGACTTCAGCGCCAGCAGACCACCGCCGACAAACTCCAGGACGCCCTGATGGCTGAGCATGGCATCACCCATTCCCAGCATGGCGCCGGAAATCTTCTGCTCACTGGCCTCCAACTGCCCCAGCGGAGATTCCTGATGTTGCTTGACGCCCTGCTGCAACAGGTCGGCCGGGGCAGCAGCCAGGGACTGCCTGGTCTGCAACAAGGCCTCAGCCTTCTGCGAGTCTCCTGGCCGCAACGAGGCCAGGCTGCCAAGCAGATCGCGGCTGAACAGCTCGACCGACGGCGCTTCCTTCTGACCACGCCACGCCACTGCACTCAACGCACGCTCCAGATCGGCGGCATTGTTGATGCCCCCCTTCTGCTGCAGGGCGCTGATCAGCTGTGCCGTCGTCTGCATCGACACGCCCTGCCCCTGGGCGAACCTGGCCGCCACCGGCAACATCGTGTCCATATCGCGGAGCGGCACCTTGCTCTCGGCCATCGCCTGCGCCAGGTCCAGCACCTTTTCGCGGGGCATCGCAGCAGCATCCGCCGCCATCACAACGCGCTTGCCCAATGCCGCCTCGGCGACCGGGTCGTAGGGTTGCCCTGCCGCTTCGCGAACCTGCATCAGACGCCCACGAAACGCGAGGCTCGCGCTCAAGGAAGATCGCGCGACATCACCGACAGAGTTCAGCTCGGACAACGACTTTGTCGCCGTTTCCATTCGCTGCCAATCGTTCGCCGGTGCGCTCGCCGCTGGCGCTACACCGACGGTGATTTTCGGCAAGCGAACCTCTGCCGGCCGCAGCCCCAGCAGATCGATGATCCGTCGCAGCGCCAGCCTGGTTTCCCCCGCGTTGCGCTCACTGGCGCGATGGCGGATATCCTGATTGTCCAGAACGGCATCGATGCCATCCACCAGCGTGCGCATGGGCAGACTTGCATCCAGTTTTCCAACGAGGGTGCCCAGGCGCACGGCGGAGTCCGTTATCACCCGGCCGAGCGTGCTGCCCAGACCGACGACAGCCGCCACCAGCACGTCCGGCTTTTCACTCATTTCCATTTCACTCGCCCTCTGACGACATTCGTCACTTCAACGACAAGGGAGCGCCGGTCACCCGACGCTCCGCGAGGGCGAACTAGCCCGCCTCGTCCCCCAGCCACCAACGCAGGTCGCTGAGGGTCATGCACTCCAGTTCGCCGGCCGTGAAGCCCGACTCAGTCGCCAGTCGCCGCGCCAGCTGGCGCATCAGCGCGAAGCTCATCGTCGTCCTCTCGCACCAGGCGAAAGTAGGCGTGTTGCAGGCGCTGGTAATCGCTGAGCTTGAGCCCCTCCAGGTCCTGACGGCTGACCTGCACCAGCGAGGCGAACAGTTGCAGCTCGCGCTCCTCGTCATCACTGGCCACCTTGCTGGCCAGGCGGATGTCACGCACGGTCGGCGCACGCAGGGTGAGGACGTCCACATCGACGCCGTTGCAGGAGGTCGGACGGGACAGCTTCACCACCGCCGCGTCCTCGGAAAGGCTCAGCCACGCGGGCTGTTTGACAGAGTCTTGCATCACGGCTCTCCTCAGACGCCCAGGTCGTTACGCATGGCGGCGAGCTGGTCGACGCCGTCGATCTTGCGCACCGAATTGGCCGGGTCAATCTCGAACATCTCGCGGCCCTCGACTTCCAGCTTGTAGTAGGTGACCGCCACGCTGTAGGTGCAGGCGGCCAGGTCGCCGGCTTTCCAGTCGCCCGGGTTGATCTCCTTGAGCAGGCCACGGACGGTGGCGACCACTGGAACAGTGCCACCCTTCTGGGTCTTGAAGGAGCCGCGGAAGGTGCCGTTGAATGCTCCCTGGTCGCTCAGGCCGAAAAACTTCATGGCCTCGCGGCGCGCGCCGTTGGTGGTGAACTTTGCCTCCATGGCCTCCAGGCCGACGTCGAGCAGGACCGGAGCGTCCATGCCTCCGGCACGGTACTCCTGGGTCTTCACCTTGAGGGTCGGCAGGGTCAGGGAGGGCACGTCACCGGCAAAGCTGACGCCGTCGACGAAGAGGTTGGTGTTGGTGAGGATCTGCGGAATCATCTGGGGTTCTCCTTAAGCTGCGTCCAGGACTTCGGTGAGCCACTGATCGGTCACCTCGACGCGGAAGTTGGGGTTCTCGGCAGGCGGTACATCGGTGAAGCGGATGTTCCAGTACACCTTGCCCTGGGCCAGTTGGCTGGCGGTGTTGAGTTCCGGGTCGGCATAGACCTCGAAGTCGATCACCGCGCCCTGGTTCTTCAGGTCGCGCATGAAGGCCTGCAGGCCCTCGGTGACGTCCTTCACGTAGGTCTTGGTGATGCCGCGGTCGACCGCCCACTTGTGCCCGGCGAGGATCGCGTCCATCACCATGTCCATGGTCCGCACGCGGGTCACGAAGGCCCACTTGGCGTCGCTGGAGAGGGTGCGGTTGCCCCACAGGCGGTAGCCGTCGTCGCGGATGATGGTGGTGATGTTGGCGTTGTTGAGCAGGTTGGCGCGGCAGGTCTCGTCGCCGTCGAGGAACTCGATGGGGCGGCCGGTGCCGGTGATGCCGAGCAGTTCCTTGTTCGACGGCGAGGACCAGAAGCCGTACTGGCTGTCGGTCCAGGCGAACAGCGCGGCGGCGTTGGCGGATGCCGGTGCGTCAACGGTGGCGCTGCTGGCGGTGTCCCAGTACTGCACGCCCGGATCGACCAGGTAGATGCGCTTGCTGCCGAACTCGCCGGCGTAGGCGATCGCCGCCTCGTCGGTGGTGTTGGGGCCGTCGACGATGGCGATGGCGCGCAGCTTCTCGGCCAGCGCGCCCATGGCGGTGCCGACCGCCTGGGTGGCGGAATGTTTCGGCGCGATCAGCAGGCGCGGCTGGGCGTTGAAGCGCGACTTGCCATCGAGCAGCGCCTGCAGGCCGGTACGCTGGCCGGCTTCGGTGACGCTGCCGATGATCGAGGAAGTCTGCTGCGCAGCATCCTCGACCTTCGCCACGCCGACCGCCACGACCACTGCGGCGGACTGGGTGAAGATGGCGGTGCAGGACTTGTAGATGGCCGATGCGGTACCGAAGGCGGCGGCCGCTTCACGCAGGTTGGTGAGCAGCACGGGCATGTCCGCCTGGGCAGTCAGCTTGGCATCGGGGGTGAAGGTATCCACCAGGCCGATGATCGAGGACGACGGCAGCGCAATGGTGCGCGCACCGACGTCGACATTGGTCACGGTGACGCCGTGAAAGAAGCTCATAGGGTTTTCTCCAGACATAAAAAAACCGCCGGGAGGCGGTTGGGTGGTTTGCCCAGGCCACAGCGTGTGGCGGGCGGAGTTACAGTGGTCGAGTCAGGCAGGCCAGCCCTCATCGAGCATGGACACAGTCAAGGTGCCAGCCTTCAGGTGATCGAGTAGAACGGCTTCGCGATCGAAGCACGCCTGAACGTGGGCTCGGACCTCGCTCAGTACCGAACGCAATTCAGCACCGCTCATCTCCTTGAATCCATCGTCCGTTTTCCAAAGACAGGTGTAATTGGGATTATCCATCGCATGTACTACTGCGCTGCCGATGAGGCTTTGGCTGTCTCGGGTAGTTTCGAATCGCGCACCCGCAACCTCGATGCCAGAAATTTCCTCGGAATAGCGTCGATGAGCAATGCTCCGCTCCCACTCCTCGGTTGTTCTCTCAACGTCCAGTTTTTGCAGAACAGGTGTGCCATCGACAACGACGATGGAGTTGCCTTCCTGCTGGCCGGCCAACAATTCCCAGTGCTTGTCTTCGGATACTTCGATCCGGTCATCCGGAATCGACTCGCCGTGGACGCTATCAACATAAAAGCCCCGCGTTTGGGGCGAGTAAAAGATCGTCATGAATCACCTCAATAGCCAATGGCAATCCAACGGAAGCCAACGTTAGCGATGGCTCCCGCCAACGTGTAGCCCTCGATGGTGTATTGCGTCCTGCTGATCCCCTCACCATTGAGGATGTAGTTGTAGCCGGGGCTCGAAACCACCAAGGCAACGCAGGCCGTCGGGAACGCAATCGGGAAACTGCCGGTGAACTTCCCATTCTCCGAGATCAGAAACGCACCGTACTGGAGCATCGTCCCTCCAGGAAGCGCTTGGTAACCGCCATAGACGCTCTTGCCCGAAGCAAACGCCAGGGCATTCTGGACAAACGCAGTGTTGGCAATCTGCGCCGAGTTTGCGCCGGCAGCCGCAGTCGGTACCGTAGGGGCCCCAGTCAACGCCGGGCTTGCCAGGGGCGCCTTGAGTGCCAACGCACTGTTGATTGTCGCGGCTAGCGCCGGGTCGTTGTTCAGAGCCGTTGCAAGCTTGGCCAGGGTATTCAGTGTCGCGGGTGCAGCCCCCGTTACCGCGGAGACTGCAGACTGGACAAATGCAGTCGTAGCCAATTGCGTGGAATCCGCACCTGCTGCTGCCGTCGGCGCAGTTGGCACCCCGGTGAATGCCGGGCTGTCGGTGTACGCCTCTTCCCGCCACGCACTCCAATTGGGGGCAACTGCAGTGCCATTACTGGGAGCAACGCGGGTAAATCGCTTTCCAGTGGTGGTGTTGATCAGTTCTTGCACAACCTGATAGACGCCAGCAGACAGAGCGTCGCGGATCCAGAACTTCACGACGGACGCCGTGTTTACGCCTGCGGGCAACCCGGCCGTCGTAGTGGAAATGGTGCGGTAAATACCGGTCAGCACGCCCGTACAGTCATCAAGGCTGGCATTAGGCCAATGGGGCTGGAACGTCGTGCTGCCGATGCCAAAGACATTGGAGTCAATGTCACGCCAGCCCTGCCAAACACCACCAGCACGTCGGCGGTACACCAGGCGGTCAAGGCCACCTGGCTGGAACAGTTGGAAGCCCGCGCTGCCAGTGATCTTGTGCAGAACTATTCCGTTGGTGCCCAGCGGGCGGTTAGGGTCTGTCGAACTGGTGTAGTACATGCCACTACCCACAGTGGCATCATCGATGTCATTAATGACATTGACGTCAACATCACCCAAACCAACAAGCCGAAGAGCCTCTCGTCCCACTTGACGCCAGTTGGTCCATGCAGTGCCGGATTTGCTGCGGTACATGAGGTTGGCGTGACCATACTGGCTGAATAGCTGGAACGCACCAGTGCCATAGACCTTGTACAGAACGAAGCCTTGTCCCGAAGTACCCGGTGGCGGGTTCAGCGTTGCAGAGCCGGTGTAGTAAAAACCCGCTCCCTGGCTTTCGTCGTTGAAGTCGGCGAGAGTCGGCGCAACCGAAGTATTGCCGATGCCGAACAAAGCCATGGCAGCACGGACAAAAGCCGTGGTTGCAATGCTCGCATCGCTCGACGCAGTGGCAGGCGTAGGCGCAGTTGGCGAGCCGGTAAAGGCTGGCGACTGCAGCCGAGCGAGGCCGTTGGTGATGTTCTGGAATGCCAGCGCAGTGGTGCCAAGAACGATAGGAGCGTCGGTGATCAGCAGCCAGATGGTGTCCGCGTTCTGCGTGCCACTCTCAACAGGCACAGTGAGCCCAGGCGTGACTTCGGCGCTTTCGTCGGCATCGTCGGCTCGAATCCAGGCGCCAGTGGCAACTGTGTAAATACCGTTCTGGCTGCCGTTGGTCTGGTTCTTCACCAGGACTCGGTCACCGATGCTCAGCGCCACCCCGTCAACGGTCTGGGTGTTGCTGAGCGTGATGCTGGCAGTGGTGGCCACCCGAACCGATTTCTTGATGTCCTGACGGTTCATCGCGCTGACGATGGCGCTATCGACGTACTCGCGAGTTGCCAACACCACACTCGGATCGATCTTCAACTCCACCGACGCCGCGTTGCTGACGATCAGCACGATACGCACGGTCTGGGTGCGGCCGCTGCCTTCGGCCAGTTGCGGTTTATAGGAGGGCGCGCAGTTGGCGTAGGCGATCAGCGCGCCGGCTTCGTCGTACAGGCCCATCTCGCGGATCCACCAGCCACCCACGTCCTCGGGGATGACCTGTTCGGCGATGATCTGCGAGCTGTTCGCCGGGTCGACACTCAGCCGGTTCAGCGGCGCACGACGGACTTCGTTGACCAGAGTCGTGCGGCTGGCATCGGGCGTCGGTACGTTGCCGCCGCCGTCGCCGACGGCGAGCTGGGTGATTTTCAGGGAGGTGCCCAGCGCAGTGGCATTCGCCAGCTTGCCGGCACCGATCGTGGTGAGTAGTGCGTAGTAGGTTACTGCCATGGGTAGACACTCAAGCTATCGATGGTGTGCTCCCGGCCCGGCAAGCCGTGGCTGCCGATCGCTTCGATCACATCCGGGAGGTAGGGATAGACGGTGACGATGTCGCCGTCGTATTGCCCGGAGCCGACGGTAATCCGCCCCTGGGATTCCAGGCTGATATCCAGCCCGATGAGGTGCCGCGTGAGCGGCTTGGCGTCCTCGATCAGACGCTCCACCTCCTGGTACATCTCTTCGCTGATACCGCTGTCGAGTACGCCGATGCGCAGGCGGAAGGTGCCCGGCTCGCCCATGGGCGAGCCCTGCCACCACTCGATGATCTCGATCAGGTAACCCAGCGGCTCAATCACCCGCCGGAGCGCGGCGATGGTTCCCTTGTGCTGATGGATGCGGAACGCAGCGGCCACCGCCTTGCGCTTCACCGCCTCGTTCCAGGCCGGGTCCCAGCGGTCCACCGACCAGGCCCAGGCGAGATAGGGCAGCAGCGCGACCGGGCAGCGTTGCGGGTCCATCAGCTCGCGCAGGGGTACCGGCAGGTCACCGACCTGCACATCGGCCAGCGCACGCTCCAGCGGCGTCGAGTTGATCGGCAGCAGGCGGCTACTCATCGGAGCCACCGACGCGGATCTGGTAGCCGCTGCAATAGGCCGCCTGGGTGGAGTCGAGCACCACGTCGGCTGCCGGCTTCGCCAGTTCGACACGCTGCACGCCTTCCACATGCAGGGCGGCAAACAGCGCGCTACGACGGATATCCCGGCCGATGCGGCGCTGGGTAGCGATGTAGCTCTGCAGCGAAGCCTCGGCAGCCTGCTGGATCAGCTCGGCCTCCGGCCCCGGGTAGATGTAGAGCACGGCATCGACCTGGTAAGGCACGATGGCGGCGGACTGCACCGTGAGGCGGTCGCCTACCGGGCGCACATCCTCATCGTTCAGAGCCGTGCGCACCGCCTGGAGCAGCCCTTCCGAGGCAGCGCCGTTGCCCTCGGAAGACAGCACGCTGACCAGTGCTTCGCACGGCTGCGGGCTGACCGCCGAGACGTCGGCGATGCGCCCGTCGGCGCCGAGCGCGAAGGCCACATAGGCGTTGCGCGGGCCGGCCACCGAAAGCTGATCGAAGGCCAACTGGGTGCGGTTGCGCAGCGAGTCGTCACCCTCCAGCACGGCCGGTGTCGGCGGCGAGGTGGTGGCGTCCGCCTGCTGGATCACCAGGCGCTTGACGTTGTAACCGGCGGCCAGTTGATCGAGGTCGCCCTGGGTCGCGTAGCCGAGCATCACGGCACGGGCGGCGTCGTTGATCCGGGCGCGCAGCAGCAGCTCCCGGTAGGCCGCCAACTCCAGCAGCTTGACCACCGGATCGGACTCCAGCGCGGCGCTCCAGGCCTCACCCATGGCACTGCGGAAATCTGCCAGCAGCTCGTCGTAGAGGCTCTCGTAGTCGAGGTTTTCCACCACTTCCGGGGCGGGCAACTGGGACAGGTCGATGAGGCTCATGCCGCCACCTCCAGACCAACTTCGTCACCCAGATAGATGCCGCGCAAGCGCAGCGAAACGCGCCCGCCCATCACCGCCGTCACCTGCACGGAACTCAGGCGCAGGCGCGGCTCCCAGCGGCCGATGGCGCGGGCCACTTCCGCCTGCACCGCGCCCTTCCAGCCCTCGGTCACCGGCAGGTCGACCATGCGCCGCAGGCGACTGCCGTACTCGGGGCGCATGCGTCGACTGCCCAGCGGCGTACCGAGGATGTCCTCGATGGATTGTTTCAGGTGTGCCAGCCCACTGAGCGGCTGACCGTTGCGCCGATCCATGCCGATCATGGCCGCGCCCTCCGCCACTCAGGGTGCGCACAGGATTCTTTGCCCATGGCAGGTCTCCAGAAATGCAAAGGCCCGCACATGGCGGGCCCGGGTTGATAATCGACTGTCGTCAGTGGGTGTGGTGATTGCTGTTGCCGGCGGTGTCCATGATCGAGCCGGTGCTGCTGATATTGCCGTTCACCGTCAGCGCGCCCTTGATGTTCACCGGCCCGGTCAGCTGGATGCTCGCGGCAGAGACGGTCACCGCACCCGGATCGATCACCACCTGGGTACCGCCGACCTTCACCGTTGCACTGCCGGCAGGCAGTTGCAGATCGTAGCGATGCGCCTGCCAGTCGTAGCTCAGCACCGCGCCATCGGGGAAATGCCAGCTCGCCACCTCGCCGCGATTGTTCGGTGCAGCCGCTGCCGCCCCGAACAAGCCGGGCACGAAGGTGCCCATCGCGGCCATGCCTGACGGGCTCAGCAATACGCCCTGCTCGCCCAGGCTCGGCGCGCGCCAGTGCCGAGCGGCACCAGCGGCCTGTGCGTGCCAGCGCACCCAGGCGCTGGTCCACTCGCCGGACCGAACGCGTACCCGCGCCGCCGCCAGGTCCACCGCTACCACCTCGCATGGCATGACCAGCGCAGCCAGCATGCGGTCGTGCTCGGCACTCACGTAGTCCTGGTTCATTGCAGCGCTCCAGGGTCGAAGTAGTCGTCCTCATGGCCGGGCCCGGTCTCGGGATCGAACCCCAGCACCAGGCTGCCCGGCGGCTGGTCTTCCCACGGCCATTCCGTTTCACCGAGCAATACCGGTTGCTGCCACTCGACCAGCCACGCCCGGCACGTCGCCAGCGCAGGACTTTCGCTGTCCGGCTGGGCCTGGATGAAGCTGACCGGCTCCAGTTCCAGCCCCCAGTTCTGGGCGCGCAATAGCATGGCCAGCGCGGCGACGTTGCGCAGTGCAAAGGCCTCGGCTTGCGCGTCATCCCTTGCTACCAGAATGCGCGCCTGGAGTCGGCAGACCAGTGCGGTCTGCCCATTGCCGGGATCACGGCCGGGCAGCAGGCCGGCGTACTCCAGCGCCAGCGCAGGAAGTGTCGCCGGCGCTTGCTTGAGTGGGCCACGCAGAAAGGCGCCGATCTCAGTCAATCGTGTGGATAGCGCCTGCTCCACCGTGTCGAGCAGCAGGGCGAGGGTCAAAGGTTGTTCGGACATGTCGTCTCCTTGAAGCATCACTCTTGTCCGCGCTCGCTCGGCGGCAGTTCGCAGACGCCCAGGCGCTTCGCCGCCCAGCGTTCATAAAGGCCGACGGCGATCTCCGCACCGGCCGCCGCGGTCAGGCTGCCGATGGCCGCAGCGAGGGTCAGCGAGGCGCCGCAGGCCATGGCCAGGAACATCACCGCCATGCCGCAGACGATGGAAGCGCCGGAACGCAGCGCCAGGCGTCGCAGCAATCGCCAGCCGCCCAGGCCCGCCTTGTCGGCGCGCCACATTTCACCGCTGATGCCGCCCGCAACCGCAAGCAGGATCAGCCCCCACAAAGGCACGTCGGCCAGGGTCTGAGGTTCGTTGCCCATTGGCTCACCTTGGATAAAGACGCCCGCGAACGGGCGAAACCGGCGGCTATCAGCCGGCCGGGGATCACTGCCGGCAAGCTCGCCGGCCGCCCGCCGAATCGGCGGTTCAAAAAACGCGGGCATGAAAAAGCCCGGCGCTGAGACCGGGCTTTTCGGGGTTTCGCGTTGTGCTCCCTGGGGACGCACCTTTACAAGAATGACTACTTTTTACCCCCCGATTCCCGCCGGAACAAGGCTTCTTAGGGAATGCGCTGCAATACGCAGATGACACACCGTAATGTGCTGCCGAAACGCCGAAATCCAGCGTCTGAAATT